CAATCAACTTTTTGATTGCATTGTTCGCATCAGTATCGGTTTCTGCCATGGGCGGTCCACCTCGACCAGTGGACTCTACACCACCTACTTCAGAACTTTCGCCTTCTTCAGTTTTGGCATCGGCATCATTACCATCATTGGGAACATCATCAGACCCACCAGCAGGAGCATCATTTCCATCTTCTTCACCTTTATCATCGGCAGGGGCATCACCCTCACCAGTTTTTTCTTCACCATCGTCACCAGTAGGAGCATCGCCCTCACCAGTTTCGCCTTCTTCACCTTCACCCGACTCACCGTTGGGGTCTGCCAGGGTTTTCTCATCGTCAGACTCTTCTTCTGGAGCAGTCTCTGCCATCCAAGCGTAGAGCTCTTCAGAGAGGTTCAGAACATCTTCTGAAGTCTTGGTTTCTGCAACCCGCTTGACCCAGACTTTTTCTTCATCAGTGAACTCAACCTTCTGCTTCTTGAAGAACAGATTGATACGGTCAATCAGGTTCAACTCAGAAACATCCTTGTCAGCAATACCGAAGAAATCCTTGGCAGTCAGGTCACGATATCCACGATTGAAAACTGCAACAGAGCCGGGATACCGATCCTGCACCATCCGTTCGATACGGGCGTCTTCAACGATATTCACAAACGAGTGATTGATCTTGCGAACCTGTGCCTTCTCAAGCATGTCGAGAGGCGTCCAGAGTGCGTGAGCAATCTCATGGCAAACCATCAGGTCATAGATATCTTTGGTCATCTCCTCATCTTTCCAGATGGGCAGACCAAGTTCACGGGATTTCGCATTGAAGTATGCGGTATCCATCTTCTTATGAACCACGAAGATATCCTCTTCAGCGAGGAGTTTTGCGAGTGTCGATTTATTTTTCATCATGTCTTACAGTACCATACGAAAGAGGTTTTGTCAAGAAGAATCTTAGCCTAGTTCCAAATTAATTCGCCAGTGACATTCGGGGTCTTCACAACGTATCCAAAGAAGAAACCTTTTGCTTCCTTGGCAGTCTCAAATTTCTTCTCGAAATTGATCTTACCATACAACTTGTATTTGACGGTATATCCTCGTGTTTTTTTGGTCATGTCTATTTCCTTATTTCTCATCATATATACAGAATACACTATAGAACTAAATCTGTCAAACGAAAAAACGCCCTTTCAGGCGTTTTTTGTATTATTTATAAAATGTGTGACATTTTTGCAACTACTATCACGCGATTCGTGACGCACGTTTCCTAACCTTCGTTGCCCTCTTCTGTGCCATATTGAGTTTCAATCTACTGACACGGCGAGTGAAGTTTGTGCCTTCCATGTGGTCGTACTCATGTTGGAAGATACGAGCCTCGAGTCCATGCATCGTACACTGCACATGTTCTCCTGTCTCATCCTCAAAACTACACACGATACCCTCTGGTCGTTCTACGAGTAACCAGACACCAGGCCAAGTCAGACAACCCTCGTCCATCTTGATTGTTTCCTTAGAATACTCTGTGATGAATGGATTGAAGCAGGCGATAATCTCTTTCTCCTTCACATCCGAATACATCACGAAGGCACGTTCAGAAATACCCACCTGATTCGCAGAGAGTCCAACTCCGTTGTTTCTCTCCATGCAAAAAATCAAATCACCCTTTAGTTGCTCTCTGTCTAAGTCTTCACTACAAACCTGTAGTCGCTGTCTCAGCGATGGATGATTGTTAGGTATTAGTCCCATCGACATCCTCCTAAACAAATCTATCTCATGTTGCGTATGTTTCTTCATCAAGTTCTCCCATGAAAAATAGTAGCGTAATTCGTATTTGTTTCAAATCTATACCAAGCACAATTGTCTTTGCCTGTCATGTTACCAAACCATTTGATTCGTCCGACACTCACAATTACTGAACAGTACTTCATATATTCAGACGATTGTTTGGTGTGCATCCAATCTGCGTCGAACAATAACCATGTGGTCTTCAGTGACACAAAGTGTTCAATCATTGGGTGTAGTAGTTTTCTGTCCCAAGGTGGATTTGTAATAATGAAGTCCGACTCGTATACTTCTTTCTCACCGATATCAGTATAATCATTTCTTGCGATACCATGCAACTGTGGTTCGATATCACTAGCCCACATGCAAGTGCCACCAAAGTGTTCTAGGTGTCTGCATAGTTGTCCATCACCCGCACAAGGTTCTGCAAACGTGAACCCCTTTGGTAAATGGTCGATTAGAGGTTCTACTGCCGCAAATGGTGTGGGATAGAAGTCTCTAGGTTTTCTCTCAAAGTCTGAACGTTTACCCATTTGATATATGACTGAAGTTTTTCACCTTCTCAAATCTGATGGTGCTACGGAACTTATCTGCGAGTGCATCCTGTTTGTGACTGATCACAAATACGTTCTCATCACCGAGTGTGTTTAGAATCTTTAGGAACTCATCTGTTCCTGTACCGTCTAGGGAACTATCGAAGATTTCATCAAGTATCAACAGATTAGTATTTGTACTATTCTTCATCTTTGCAACGGCTCTCCAAGTAAAGAGTAGTGCAAGGTCGATACGCATCTTCTCACCTTCGGAGAATGATGCATATGTAAACTCATCCCGATATCGTGACTTGATGGTTTCATTGAAGTTCTCGTCCAGTGTGAAGTTCACATAGAACTCCATCGACGTTAGATAGGTGTTGATGAGTTTGTTCATTACAGGAAGATACTGCTTGATAATCTTAGTCTTGATACCACTATCCTGTAGCATGTTACGAACTGCATCTGCATACGTCTGGTCTTCACGCAACTTACTTCTCTGTTCGTCAAGTCCCTTCATCTTTTTGTTTAGACGTTTCAACTTGTCGTAGTCAGACTTACTCAGTTCTTCATCTGCAAGTTGTGCGACCTCTGTAGATAGTGTGGCATTGAACTTCTCTAGTTGCACGATAGATTGATTGTTCTTTGCAACCTGTACTTCGTTCTCTCGTATCTTCTCTACAATATCATTGATAACACTCTGTCGATTCTTTGCCTCTGAAATCTTGTCCTCAAGTTCTTCCAATGCAGAAGAGAACTTGTTCACCTCAACCATCTTGTCTTCAATCATACCAGACTTGAACGCCTCATCAATATGTTGCTGACAGGTAGGACAGTCTTCGTTGTTCTCAAAGAATGATACTACACCAGAGTGTGACTTGTGTTTCTCACGAAGAGTAGACTTCAGATTGTTCAACTTACTCATCGTTGTGACAATCTTATCCTTGTCTGCAATCTCTGTGAGCCAGTTGTCCTTCTCTTGATTTAGTTTCTCATTCTCAGAGTTACGAGTAAATACTTCTTCCTCGTTACTTGAAATTAGAAGTGTCTTCTCTTCAATCAACTTGTCCTTGTTCTGTTTCATCTCAGAGATATATTTCTCTTGTAGTGAAATCTTCTCTCTGTTTAGTTCAATGTTATAGTCCATCTCCCGTATGTCTTCAGAGATAGTCTTCATTCTCTGTTTGACCAACAGGTTCATCAGTGAGAAAATTTGGATGTCAAGGATTTCCTCGACAACCTCACGGCGGTGCTTTGCCTTCAACTGCATGAAAGGAATGAACGTCGAAGAACCTAGAATAACAACCTGTGTGAAACTCTGGTAGTTCAACTTTAGGATTTGCTGTTCTAGATACTTCTGGTAATCACGGGCATTCGCATCCTGATTATACATCTTACCATTGATGTAAATCTCAAACTTGTTTGGTTTGATACCACGAACAACCTTGATTTCTTTCTTACCAATATTGAACTCTACCTCTACTTCGCAATTACCGTTATTAATTGAGTTAAGTAGTTGGGGTTTATTGATATTGCGAAATGGCTTACCAAACAAACCGAAACATAGAGCATCAAGAATAGTAGACTTACCCGCACCGTTCTCTCCAATAATGAGTGTGGTGGAACTTCTGTCTAACTGTATCTCTGTAAAATTATTACCTGTGGATAGGAAGTTTCGCCAACGTACATATTTAAAATGAATCAAAGAAAAGCCTCCAACGTGCCTCTATGTGCATTCACGTTCTTTGTATTATATTCTGTCATATCACCATCAATGTAAGGCATTTTATCTAAACGCTTTCTGCCTTCTGTTGTAGATTTATCCCACACCAAGTCATTCTCTTTTGGATAATTTAAACTCCACTCTACGTTTGACTTCTTGAGAAGTTTTCTTGATTTCTTGTTCAGAGGAAGAATGTATCTGAATTGTTTACCATATATTTTACTTATGCCTTTATGATCAAGAAAGTCTTGAGTTAACCAGTATATCCTTTCACCTTTTTTACCGACAAAGAAATCTGGTTCTCTCTCTAATTTAAATTGCACATTTTCATCACACAACCTTCTACTAGATCTAGGGTGTATCTTTTCACCCTTATCACTAATATAAATCTGTGTCCAGATAAATCCACCATAAAGAAAATTTGCTGCCTGATACACATAGCCTGGTTTACCCATAATACCATCTGCCCATGTGTAAAGAAACTGCTTCTCAGGGGTATTCACTTTCATCCATTTTACCACAGCAGAAATCATCTGTGATTCTGGATATGAGTCTTCTGGAAATTTCTCCGACATACACATCTTACCAATTTCATAATAATCTTTAGTATCTAAATCTTCATTGATAAACTTATTGGAATTTTTATCAAATCTCACACGGCAGAAATTTTTTTCGTTAAACAACTTTCCAATTGTTGCTTTTGGTTGTGTTCCCCACCCCAAAGTCAAAACACCAACGAGTTCACCATCAAGATGACATCCCAAAAAGTGTTTTGTAAGTTTAGGCATAATCTTAGAATAATGCAAAGATTGTATAAAGTCTGTTGCTTGTGACCTACTAATCTCTTTTATCACAAAATTATATTTCAAAGTTCTAAGTCCTGTGCCTCAGTGTATAGTGAACGCATGGTGTTCTTGAGTCTGTCCTTGCTCAAAGTAACATCCAGTTCATCTATATATTTCTCCAACAGAGTCATCGTGTCCTCTGTGTTCTCAACAATGTCATCTGACACATTCTCTGCATCCAGTTCAGAGAAGTCCTCTACAATCTTCACCTCATGTGCATCAGCCTGTAGGAGTTTGTCCACAAACTTGTCGAACTGGTAAAGGTCTTTCTTGTTTACCACGATTACCTTTACATACATGTCCTTGAACTTAGACATGTCGTAGTCTGTGTAATCTGTTGTAGTGTCGTCATAGTAAACCTTCTCAAATAGATGATATGGATTTACGATACGCTCCAACTCTCTCGTTTCTGTATCGAAGATATGAAAACCTCTGGGGTCTTCATAGTCACTCCAGTAAATCTCGTATGGTGTGCCGAGATAATAGATTTGTCCATCGTCTGACTTGTGATGGAAGTGTCCACTCATCACAATATCAAACCTACGAAACAGTTCCTTATCATATGCACCATCAGCAAAGTGACCTTTGTGCATCTCAAATCCATTTACCTCAAGGTGTCCCATTGCAATCTGTGCTGGGGACTTACTTAGTGCAGACATAGACTCTTCGTAGTTGTTTGCATTAATCCAAGGAATGAACTGAATAGGAACACCATCGAACTCCACAACCTCTGGGCCTGTGTAGATGTTGCACCTGTCCTTACCAACAAGTTCTTCCATAGAGTTTACTTCGTTTGTGTTCTTGTAGTAGGTATCATGATTGCCAATGATAATGTGTAAGTCGATACCCAACTCTGCAAAGCGATTGATGAACCGATTACGGAAATCATTGGCAATCTTGAAACTGATAAACTTACGTCTATCGACTACATCCCCAAGATGCACACACGTTTTAATACCTCTCTTTTCCAACTCTGGAAAAAAGATGTTATCGTAAAACTTATAGAAGTAATCATTCACATTCTGGTTATCATTACGAGCACCAAAATGTGTGTCTGTTACAAGTGCGATTTTCAATTAATCGTATCCTCTAACTGCGTCTGTTTCATCTTCATCCATAAAACGCTCCAGACCAGTTTTCTTCTTTTCCTCTGTCTTTTTATTCTTTGGTTTGTAGACATCTTCATCAGGAAGATTTTCCATGGCAAACGTGTAAGGGATATGATAAGACCTATCATCATAAGTCATCGTGGTCCACGATTGGTGGTCTGTCTGTTCGATAACCTTGTTCTTGACATGGGTTTGCTTTTTCTCTTTTTGAATTCTACGCAAAAAGGCGTAGTAGATAATCTGGGTGAAGTATGCGAAAGGGTTCTTTGACTTCTCTGGATTGAAGTTTGAAGCGTATTGAAGGCAGTTCTCGATACCATCTGAAATCATCTCATCTTTGTAAGTATAATTAATAAAATTAGGACGATAGGAAAGGTGTGTTGCAATCTTTAGAAAACACTCACCGATATAATTTGTAACTGGTGGTTGTTCCTTACCATCTTTCTCTGCGGTAGCACACTTCTCTTTCCACTCAACCATTGCTTGGAGAAACACTTTGTTATCTACATAATGTTCACCCTTTTGACGTTTAGCCATAATTACTCCTTAACTAAAACTTTCACTACAATAACATATGAGTTATTATTTGTCAAGTACCCGAAGTGACTTGACAATGCTGAAAAAATCAGTATAATCAACTATGTTGAGTCTTCAGTGATAAATCTTATCTTTATTATCTAGTTCTTCTAGAAGTTCGTTGTACTCTTCTTCTTGAATTTCTTCTAGTTCCTCATGGGTGGGCTCTTCATGTATCCATTCATCGTGAGCCTGCAAACACTTTTCATAATAGATTGATAATCCGGCAGAAGCATTTGCGGTGAGGATAATTTTTGATTTTTCAATCTCAAAATATCTTTGTTCTGTGAAGGGTTGTACCCATCGAGTCAATGCGAGTGATTCTGTCAGTCCCTCTCTTCTCATGCGAGGAACAACATTCATAAGCAAAGGATTACAAATCTCATAATGTGCGCCATGATCAGTTACTTCACAGATGATGTTTTCACCACTGACTAACTTTACGATCTTGTATTCTGAGTTTATCATTTGAGTTTTACCTTGCTGATTTCATAATCGAATTGTTCACTGTTATAGATATTTAGTCTCTCTGTAAAGTGATTAAGTGTGAAGTTAGGTTGATTACGAAATGTCATATCATCAGCAATATCAAAAATCAAAACGGAATGCTTAGTGTCACTCGTCCGCAAACCTCGTCCGATGGATTGTAGCACTCTGATTTTAGATTTACTCGGACTTGCGAGCACGATGTTGTTAATGTTACGAATATTAACACCAGTACTAAAAGTCCCGTAGCTCGCGATTGTAATAGAATTCTTTGCATTTTCGACGGTTGCCCTAATCTCTTCTCTTTCTTCGGTACTTGTGTTACCGTAGATAAAGAATATCTTTTTCCTTCTATCGTCAAAGAAACCATTGTCTCTGGCATCAATTACTTTGTCATATAACAGTTGTCCTTGATTTTCTACCAACTGAAATAGACAAAGTGTGTTGCCTGGAATGTGGAAAAGAAGATTACTGATAAACTCATTGCGTATTTCAGATGTACCAAGATACTTCAGTTCATCTGCATATGTCATTCTCTCACGAATATTTGGGTGTTTGAGAACTAGACATTTTATTTTCAAGTCTGCCAGTGACTTATTATCCATCAACTCCTTTGTCGTTGTTACCTTTTCTACAGGACCGAATAGACCCTCCAAAACAAGTCTGTGTGTTTCTGTCCCATCAAGTGTTCCTGTAAAACCAAAACGATGCTTACAAGTATGTAGTTTTGTCATAATCCCTGTGAGGGATTTTGCCTTAAATAAATGTGCTTCGTCACCAATCACACAACCGAAATCATCAAAGTATTTCTTTGGCATCTTGTATAGAGATTGCCAAGTTGATATCACAACATCCTTTGTGACTTTTGTATCATGTCCCTGATAAACTTTCTGACAGTATGTGCCAGGTGACCATCCATAATCTTCGAAGTCACTGTACATCTGTTCTACCAGTGAGGTTGTGGGAACAAGAATGAGCGTCTTGAGTCCTGCCATGTGGTAGTAACGAACCAGTGAGTAGATTATAAGTGACTTACCAGAAGCAGTAGGACTAAGAATAAGGGCACGATCATTTCCCACGGCATGAGAGAAAGCTTGAATCTGATAATCTCGCACTTTGATGGATTTTCCTTGCGACCTTGGTTTGAGACTTTTGATAAAACCTCTTGCAACTGAATCCACAATATTCCGCTCATTTTTTACTCCTTCTTCTAACTCATATGATACATTATTGTCATCACAATACTTCGTGATATAATCAAGTAGTCCAACGTATATCTCACCATTTGCGGGTGAGAACAATCTTATCT